GTTATTTAATATGTTATCAGGTCTTTCCCATTTTCCACTTTCGTCATGTACTAATAGTTTTAACTTTTCACCATCATAACTGTTATCTCCAGTATTCTTCCAGTCAATAGTTGTATCAAGACCTTCCATGTCTATAGCTAGATCGTTCATATCTAACTTTCTTCTAGTTAATTTAGAAGCTGGAACTCTATAAGCTAATTCTGTTTTAGGTCTATCCATACCATCTTGGATAGGTTTAAAAAAGAAAGGATAATTAATTGATATTGGTACTACTTTATCTGTAAACATCTTTTTAGCATCTGCTCCAGATTTAGATAATATACCAAATCTTGAATCGCTAGATATTGTTGCTAAGTTTACTAATTCAGCAGATGACATAAATGAAAATCCAGAACGTCTATTTTTTAAATAACACATTCCGTAGCATCTAGTATCTGCCTTACATGCTTCCCAGAAAATAAAGAACAATCTATTTGATTCTCTAAAATCAGGTGCTCCAACGTCAATCTTACTCCATTGAAGATACATGTAATGTGTACCTGTTATATAAGTTGGTTTACCATTGTTGTAAAAGAATAAACCTTCTTCTCTATATTTAAACTCGTTATCTATGTAATCATACCAACGATCTTTAAAGGCATCCGCTTGTTTATTCCAATCAAACGTACTTTTAATTTTACTTATTTCTTTTGGGAAATCCATTTGCTCCCAATATTGCTCTTCTTTAGTATTAGACCTTGAATAAGGATTTTCTACTAATGGTAGTGCTATTTTTATGTTTTGGATTTCAAGTATTTCACCAATCTTTCCAGTCTTACTAATAACAACCACATCATGATCTTTATCGTATCCATATTTCCATTTTTTAAGACGGTTGTTTTGTTTTATAACACTAGACTTTATATAATCTGGTACTATTTTGTATAGTGATTGTTCGTACATTACTTAGATCTCCCTTCTGCAAATCCTTTAAATACCTTGGTCTCTATCTCCTTATCACCTTCTTTTAGTAATTTTTCCTCTTCTTCTATTCTACTTAGAATTTCAAAAGCGTCAAATATGGCTAATTTCTTTGTTGCAGCAGCGTTTTTAAGCCTATCCGCAGATATATCATCACCACTGTCAACTATTTTTTCTTGAGCTACCTTGATTAATTCCTCAACTGCTTTTTGTCCAGCTAGGATTATATTCTGCTTCGTCTCCTTTATATTCATATTTAATTACAATATCATTAGATTTCATACAATAAAGTCTTTGTCCTTCAACAACAAAGTCAAATTCCCCGAATGGGGTATATCCAACAAGGTCTCCCTCGTGTATTTTAAGCGCTTCTAAGGAATTATTTCCGTATTTTAATACACCAATAAGGCTCTGTTCTTTATCAAGCTTTAAACTGTCATTATTTTTAATTGGTTTTATAAAGCATCTGTCACCAAATGCCTTCCACCTATCATCATTTTTATATAAATAAATTTGATCTATATCACAGAAATAAAGATTATCCATAAAGAATGATCTACTATCTTTTTGTTTACCTCTTATATCATAAAATCTTCTAAAAACATTATGATGTATAACTACTAAATCTCCAATTTTAATATTAGTAGAATAAGCTAGCGGGACCGAAACGATCTCCGCTAAGTTATTCACAGATTTAAAACTTTCTATTTTAGTATTTATTATAAGATCTTTACCGTCTATTTTTACTTTATTATTGTATCTTTCGCCTACTGGCTTTACAATAAAACTAAATACACTTGTCATTAGTATTCTAGATCATATTCTATAGAAATTGCCATGTTGGAATTAAATGTTTTCCAAGGCATTACTTCATCTCCTTTTTTTATATATATACTATATGAAGAATTTTTATCATCTAACTTTATATAAGTTATTTCATGACCTCCATATACTTGTTGTCCAATAGAATAATGCATTGCCTCATTCTTGTAATCAGATCCTATACTTATCTTTCTAATAACAGAGTCCATTATTCTACTACTTCTGCTTCTTCTACAATTTCAGTATAAGAACCATCAGCAAGATTTATATTAATTGGTCCGTATTCTTCTTGTAATTCGTTTTTATAATCTTCAACTGCTTTATTAACTTCTGCAATTTGGTGTAAGAAACCATGTTTCTGAGATTCTAACAATCCAATGTTTGTTAATAATGCTTGTAAATCTTTTTGTTGATTTACTACTTTTTCTAATTGTTCTGCTGTAATTTGTTTTACTACTTCCATGTTTATTTAATTTAATTGTTAATTATTATTTTTTATTATTTTTTAGTAATACATTGTCCAAACATTACCATAATTTGTTACGTATTTATTAGGACTATCCCAACCTGTATCATAAGGGCCTAAAGCTATACCGTCAAAATTTATGCTTGTAATTTGAACATTTTGTTCATCTATACCATATATTTCACCCGCATTAAATGCAAAGTTTGATGCAAGCTGTACTATGTGACCGGCTGGTATATTATAAGAATTAATTTCAAAATTATAACTACCGGATACATTTAGAAAATCGCCTTCCCCGTCAGATAATTGAACAGTGTAGTTTACACTTGCGTATAATGTATTTATGCTTGATTGAAAAGGTTGATCCCCTAATGTTTCATGTCCAAATAAATTTATATAGAACACCCCAACATCTTCTTTTGTAATTGTAGCAGATAAATTTACATTACAATCATTGCATGTATAATCAACAAATCCAATTGGGAATGCTCCTGTGTCAATATCACCTTCTTGATGTTCTACTGGATTATTAACATACCCATAATTTCCAGATTGTGTATAAACTCTATCCCCACTGCCAAAAGTACCAGCGTTATAATAACCTGTAATATAACTTTCTTCTTGAATACAATCGTAAACATTGTATGATACTTGACACGCTTGGTAAACTGGTTTAGAAATTGTTATTAATTGATAAGCTTCCAGATCTGATATTATATTTCCTAATAAAACAGTCTGCGCAGTGTCTGGAGAAAACACATAGTCCCCGGTACCATATAGTCCTGGGGCAATTAATACCGTTGCCATTAATTCTGGAGTAAGATCAGGACATACTAAATCAATTGCAAAATTAACAGGGCATCCTGTATAAACAGGTCCTGATATTATTAAAACCTCATCGCTTGGAGCCGATACAATATTACCTAATTGAAGACCAGCAAGATAACCTATTTCAGTATTATATGCGACATAATCTCCAGGTGAATAAAGCGAAGTATCTACTAATTGCGAAGTGGTTCCAGGTACTAAAATTCCGCTGCAAAGACTAGCAATTTCAAAATAACCCATTACAACAGGCGGTCCGGCAGACGCACTTGCATTAGGCCAACCAATACCCATTGACATTCCCCAGCCCATTAGTAAAGCGCTACTATGTCAGAGCAAGTTGTGCTTGCATCACCGCCATCGCCAGTAAATACATAATCAACTATAACCGGAAAAAATGTTCCGTTTGGTATATTTGTAAATATTGAAAAGTATGACACGCTAGGATCGTTTCCAACAACCTTGCAAACTAAAGTGCCCCCTGTTCCAATGTATAAAGCTGCCGAATTTAACTTGTACCCAGTAGCAATATTATTCCCAGTAGGGGTTATATTTTCTGCTCTTGTTCCAAAATCTGGTTGATTACCGTATTGTCCCATAATTATTTTTTAAATATTTTATTGTATATTTTACTTTTGTTTTTTGTTCCTATTCTAAATTCTAAAACAGTATCACCCGGGAAAGAATAATCTTCACCTGGTTTCATCACTTTAGAATTGCCTTCATTATCAATACCCAAAACGGGGAAACCTACGTTTTTCATTGTGATTTCCCCGCTAGGTATTACATTATAAGGTCTATCTTTATCAGGACTATTTCTTTTATAACCTGTTGTTGATAGATTTTTCATTTAACATTTTTTCATTTTAGCAGGAGTCTTTTTATTCTTCATTGCTGCTTGAGCATTCTCAGCATAATGTTTTCTAGCTCCAGGCTTTAATTTTTGATTACTAGCCTCTTTGATGTCATAAGCAGTCTTTTTACTTACTTTCATTTTAGCAGGAGATTTCTTTTTAGCAATTGGTTTTCTTAATTGCTTAGCCGCTGGATCATAACTATTTTCAGCGCGGCTTGCCGCATTCTCCGCGTAAATATTTGTCAACTTATCCTTTCTTTCTGATCTTGCTGTTTTATTCTCTAATCCTAAATTAGTATCAATTTCATTTGTAGTAACCGTTTTTCTTAGGTTTGTTCTTCTTGCAGCTAAAGTAGCATTTTGTTTTTCTCTTGCGGCTTTTCTTATTGGATCTGTTCCGGTATAATCAGGTTTTGCGGCATAT